TGGGTGGGATGCTGAAAATTATTGCCACAAAATTTATTCTGGAAGAGAAAAAACAAATAATTCACCAGTAACAATTACGACTTGGCAATCAATATATAAATTGGAAAAATCTTTCTTTGAAGATTATGAAGTAGTTATAGGAGATGAAGCACATCTATTTAAATCGAAGTCATTGATATCAATCATGACAAAGTTACATAATGCAAAATATAGATTTGGGTTCACTGGAACTTTGGATGGAACTCAAACTCATAAGTGGGTACTAGAGGGATTATTTGGTCCATCTTATAAGATTACTAGAACACACGAACTTATGGAGAAAGGTTATCTTTCGAAATTGGATATTAAAGTTCTTTTGTTAAAACATAAAGATAAAAAATTTGAAACTTATGAAGATGAAATTCAATATTTAATTCAACATGATCAAAGAAACAAATTTATTAGAAATCTTGCTTTAGATTTAAAAGGTAACACACTTATACTTTATAGTAGAGTTGAAACTCATGGAGCAAATTTATATGAAATGATAAATAACAAAGTAAGTGAAAATCGTAAAATATTTTTTGTACATGGTGGAGTAGATGCTGAAGAAAGAGAATCAGTTAGAACTATCACTGAAAGAGAGAATGATGCAATAATTATTGCTTCTTACGGTACATTTAGTACTGGAATTAACATAAAAAATCTTCACAATGTAGTTTTTGCATCTCCAAGTAAATCTAGAGTTAGAAATCTTCAATCAATAGGAAGAGTTTTACGTAAAGGAAAAAATAAAAAAGGAGCAATACTTTATGATATTGCCGATGAAATAATGAGTAATACTAAAAAAAATTATACATTAAACCATCTAATAGAAAGAATTAAAATCTACAACGAAGAAAATTTTAATTATAAATTTATTACAGTAAATTTAGAGAAATGATAGAAGATGATTTTTATGCAACAATTAAGTTAAAAACAGGTGAAGAAATCTATTGCAAAGTAGCTGCTTCTGAAGAGGAAGACAAAACTATGCTTATTATTTCAAATCCTGTTATTATAACTGAAATTAATACTAAGTATGGAGTTTCTGGTTATAAGGTAGAACCATGGCTAAAAACTACCACATCTGACATGTTTATAATTAATATGGATAATGTTCTTACAATGTCAGAATCTTCAGATGATGAAATGATAGAGATTTATCATAACTTTATTTCAAAGAGTGATAGATCAAAGACAAATAAAATAAAATTAAATAGAAAAATGGGATATATTACTAGTGTAAATGAAGCAAAGAAAGTCTTAGAAGATATATATAAAAATAGCTAAGCCTGTATCTTTAAACCCAACAAAGGTATTCTAAACGTATTTTGAGTGCTTGTCAACCTATCATTTTCTTGCTATAATACCTACATATTAGATTAGGTAAGTTAATGATTACAACAAACGTTATGTCAAGAAAAAAAAGATCCGAACACTACGTCAACAATAAAGAATTTCTTGCTGCTCTAATTCAATATAGAGAATTGGTTGAGATTTCTTCTATTAGAGGAGAACCTAAACCAAAAATTACAAATTATCTTGGCGAATGTTTTTTAAAAATTGCAACCCATTTATCATTTAAACCTAATTTTGTAAATTACATGTTTAAAGATGATATGATTTGCGATGGAATAGAAAATTGTGTTCAATATATTCATAACTTTGATCCGCAAAAATCATCTAATCCTTTTGCATATTTTACTCAGATTATTCACTATGCATTTTTGAGACGTATTCAAAGAGAGAAGCGTCAATTAGAAATTAAAAACAAAATCATTGAACGTTCTGGATACTCTGAAGTATTTACTGACGACAACACAGTTGACGGGGGCAACTATTCTGATTATAATAGCATTAAGGATGGTGTACATAGTAAGTTGAGGTATTGATGTCCGGTAAAAAAGGAACAATACCTTGGAATAAAGGTAAAACAGGATTGCAAAAACACTCTAATGAAACATTAGAAAAGATGCGTAAAAACAATCAAAGTGAAAAAAATCCTATGTATGGGGTAGAACCTTGGAATAAGGGAAAAAAGACAGGACCAAGAAGTGAAGAGACAAAAATAAAAATGTCTCAAACATGCAAAGAAAAAAGAGGATATGATTTATCTGAATTTAGAAGGTTTAGGGGAAAAGTTAGTTATCTTACAGAAATAGTATATGGTAAAAATAAACATATTATAAATCCAGATGACCTACCAAGATGTGTGGCAGGAGTAAAAGGTGGATATCAGATAGATCACATTCAATCTGTAAAAGAATGCTTTGAAAAAAAACTATCTGCAGAGTATTGTAGTAGAATAGAGAATCTTCAAATGCTTCCTTGGGAGGAAAACAGAAAAAAATGGAAATAGCAATAATAACTGATACTCATTTCGGTTGTCGCAAAAACTCCAAATTATTTCATGATTATTTTGAAAAGTTTTATAGAGAAGTTTTTTTTCCAACTCTAGATGAACGAAATATTAAACACTTGGTTCACATGGGAGATTGTTTTGATAGTAGAAAGGGTATTGATTTTTCTGCTCTTTCTTGGTCTAAAAGGGTATTTTTTAATGAACTTTTAAAAAGAAATATTGAAGTTCATTTGATTGCGGGAAATCATGATTGTTATTATAAAAATACTAATGAGGTTAATGCATCAGATTTACTCTTAACTGAATATAAAAATATAAAAGTGCATTCAAAACCAGTAGAAACTGTAATAGCTGGTTTAAATGTTTTGTTATGTCCATGGATTAATAAAGAAAATGAAGAAGAAACTCTTAAACTTATTGAAAAGACAAATTGCAAGTGTTCGCTGGGGCATTTTGAGCTCCAAGGATTTAGAGTTAATAAACAAATCGTCATGGAGCACGGTTTGGAAAGCAAACTATTTGAGAAGTTCAGCAAGGTCTACTCGGGACACTATCACACTCGATCGGACAACGGGACAGTCTTCTATCTAGGAAATCCTTATGAGATGTTCTGGAACGATGTGAACGATACTCGTGGATTTCACATTTTTGATACAGAAACACTAACTCACGAACCCGTTAATAATCCTTATAGGTTGTTTTATAATATCTATTACGAAGATACTGACCATCAAACTTTTGATTCTCGTGAATATGAGAATAAGATTGCAAGAATCATCGTTCGTAAAAAAACAGATACTAAAAAATTTGAGAAGTTTGTTGATAAACTTTACACATCTGGAGTTGCTGAACTTAAAATTGTTGAAAACTTTCAGGTTCAAGAAGTGGAAGACTTTGAAGCATTTGAGTCAGAAGATACTCTTTCTATTTTGAATAGATATATTGAGGAGGCTGAAATAAATCTTGATAAATCTATCGTTCAAAGGATGATACATGAAATATATCAAGAGGCATGTGAATTAGTCTAATATGTTTATTTTAACTATTAGTGGTAGAGAAAGTGAGGGTGCATATTCTGTAACTGATGATGAAGGAGAACAAATTCTTCATCTTTTTGAAGAAGAAGATGATGCAGTTAGATATGCTATGATGTTAGAGGAGAATGGATATCCAGAAATGAACGTTATAGAAGTTGATAATAAACTAATAGTTAAAACTTGTGAATTGTATGATTATCAATATACAATTATTACTCCAAATGACATTGTAATTCCTCCTGAAACTGAACATGATTTTATTTAAAACTATTCGTTGGAAGAATTTTCTAAGCACTGGAAATCAATTCACCGAAGTTGACTTTATCAAAAACACAACTAACTTGATTATTGGTACAAATGGTGCCGGTAAAAGCACTGTTCTGGATGCTCTTACTTTTTCTTTGTTTGGAAAACCATTTCGCAAAATCAATAAACCTCAACTTATCAATTCTGTAAACGAAAAGGATTGTAGAGTTGAGGTTGAGTTTTCTGTTGGATCTGTTGAATGGAAAGTTGTTCGTGGAATCAAACCTGCAGTGTTTGAAATATGGAGAAACGGTTCTGCACTGGATCAATCAGCAGCTGCTTTGGATCAACAGAAGTGGTTGGAGCAAAATGTTCTGAAAATGAACTATAAGTCTTTTACTCAGATTGTTATTCTTGGTTCAAGTACTTTCGTTCCTTTCATGCAACTTCCTGCAGCACACCGCAGAGAAGTGATTGAAGATTTGCTAGATATCAAAATCTTTTCTTCTATGAATAGTTTAATTAAAGAAAAGATTAGGGCAGTCAAGGAAGATATTAAAGTTTATGAACTCAAGAAAGAATCTCTTCTTGATAAAGTCAAGATGCAGGAAGAGTTTATTGGAGAACTTGAGAGTAGAGGGATTGCCAATATAAATGCCAATAAAGAAAAGATTGTCAATTTGGATAAAGAAATTGGTGATTATATGGAAGAAAATACTTCCGCAGAAGATCCACTTAGAGCACTTATTCGTGAGCAAGATGCTATCACAGGATATGCAGAGAAACTTCGTAAGTTGGGAAACCTCAAAGGTAAAATATCGCAGAAAGTATCTACAATTACTAAAGAACATAAGTTTTTTACAGAGAATACGGTATGCCCTACTTGCACACAACCCATCGATGAGGAGTTCAGGGTAAATAGAATTACCGACGCTCAAAATAAAGCAAAAGAGTTGCAATCTGGTTATAAAGAACTAGAAGAGGCAATTAAAGAGGAAGAGGATCGAGAGCGTCAATACAACTCTCTAACAAAGGAGATTTCAAAACTAACGAATGGCATTTCTCAAAACAATATTAAGATTAATGGATTACGGAGACAAATCCAAAATCTTGAATCTGAAATTCAAACTCTTACCGAGAACCTTGCAAACAGAAATTCTGAACATGAGAAGTTAGAATCCTTCAAAGACAACTTAAAAATTACATACGACGAACTCGCTTCCAAAAAAGACAAAATTAACTATTACGATTTTTCGTATAGTTTACTTAAAGACGGTGGAGTAAAATCCAAAATCATTAAGAAGTATTTGCCACTCATGAATCAACAAGTTAATCGTTACTTGCAAATGATGGACTTCTATATTAACTTTACTCTTGATGAGGAGTTTAACGAAACCGTCCAATCACCTATTCATGAAGATTTTTCTTATGCTTCATTTAGTGAAGGAGAAAAAATGAGAATCGACCTAGCACTTCTTTTCACTTGGAGAGAAGTTGCAAGAATGAAGAATTCGGTGAATACAAATCTTCTGATTATGGATGAGGTGTTTGATAGTTCACTTGATGGATTTGGGACAGAAGAGTTCCTTAAAATTATTCGTTATGTGATTAAAGATGCTAACATCTTTGTTATCTCTCACAAAACTGGGCTAGAGGACAGATTTGAAAGTGTCATAAAGTTTGAAAAAGTTAAAGGATTTAGTAGGATGATTAGTTAATGCCTGTTTACAAAAATAATGAAACTGGAAATAAGTTTTTGTTTATTCACATCCCAAGAACAGCTGGAAGATTTTTTCAATCCAATTTGAAAAGAAATAATTTTAAATTAGATCATAATGCAAATGGAAGTATTGATGGTATAGAAGTCCTGCATTTTCATAGAGATCTCTATGAAAAATATTTGGATGTTGATGAAATACCTCATATTTCTATAATTAGAAATCCTATCGATAGATTTTTTGGAGCATCTAGTTTTATTAAAAGAATGTATGGAGAAGATATTCAAAGTT